TAGAATAAATCGTAACCGTCTTTCATTTCGTCTGCATTGCTTCCAAAGCCTCCACCTTCGTTTCTGACTCCAAATAGTAGGGGTGTCGTTACTCTATGTCCTGAGAGAATTTTTGTTTGTACCTCTTTAGAAAGAAAGTCATAAGTTTTGTGAGCTTCAGATAAATTTAACGGTTCTATCTGTGGTGCGCTTTCTGGTTCACTAGAAAAAGTCATTAGAATTTTTCCTGCGTTAGAAGCTCCACCAAATTTATTATAGATTAAACGCTCTAGTTCTGCCCTCTCTTCTTGTGTTGGAACTCCATCTCGAAAGTTAATCATACAAGACGGAAACAAACCGTTTGTAATATTTGACTTATGATAAGCCGAAAGGTCTGAATCTACCTGTATGTAATTTGTAGAAGATAAATAGTCAGGCAAGCCATAGTAAAAACTAAGAGGAGAGTAAAGTTTAATATGAAGTAATTGACTAGCTGCTGTTCTGTCTGCTACGTTAAAAGCAGGAATAGGATTAGGTTCTTTATTAGAATACCAGTCCGTTGAGTGGTAAAAAAGTTGTACATTATCTTCGTCATCAGCTATACCACATCGAATAGTAGACGCAGGAATATGGTGTACTTCAGAAATCGTTGAACGGTCTTGACTCCATATTACGTTAAGATAGCATTGACCGTAAAGCTTTAAATCAAAAGTAGCTCTACGTAAACAGTCACCACTTCCAAAAATTTGTTTTACTTTAAGCCATTGCTCTATATGTAAATCTTTATCTGTAGAGTCTAAACCTTCTCCATAAATCATTTCTGCACAACCTTTTACGACAGCACCGTGAATAGAGCTAGACGCGAATAGCTGCTCTAAGTAGTGAGGGTAATGGTTGTCTGCTCCCATTTCAATAAATTTCTTATTGTTGCTTTCAACAAAATGGGGTGTGTTAGTGCTTTGGTAATTTAATACCGATAAGTTTGTTTTCATCGTGGTATATAAACGTGGTCTGGTGAATCGTCTCCAGTTGTGTATTCTTTGTATTCGCTTTCACTTAATGGCGTGCTTCCTTTTGAGATATACGCTAAAGATTCTGCGTAAGTTCCTCCTCCTCCTGAAAATTTAATCAAATACATACCTTCTATAAAGTCTGTAGCTTGGTATGTAAATATAGCACATCTTTCATCGTGAGTGTCTGGGGTTAAATTTACAACAGTTTCTTTTTCTGTGAGTTGATTTATAAATCTTAATGTTACTTCTCCTGCGTATCTTCGTTTTACAGAGACATTTTTTATAGTTGCTGTAGTTCCAGTTATTTTAACAGCTTGAATCATAAAGCCGTAAGTATCATTACCTTCAAAATTAAAAGTATATTTTGATGCAGCCGAAACGTAGTTGTCGCTAAGTAGTGTTACACCATCTGAAGTATACCAAGCTAAAATTCCGCTTGACATTGAGGGAATTTCAAATTCTGCTGTGTACTCTGTATTTTTTTCTATTAAAAATTTCGTCTGTTTAAAACTGCTTCCAAGCAGAGAAGAAACATAGTTACCTTTAGAGTCACTAGGGTCTGTTGTGATAAATAACTGACCTCCAGTATTTGTTAAAATCCAATCGTCGTCAGGGTCTATTTGTTTTACAAACATAGAAGTAACATCACCAATAAAAGAAGACGAACAGCCTAAACCAGTTACCGTTCCAGAAGTCCCCACTAAATACTGGTAATGCGTTCCGTTGCTTGTTACATTAGCTCCTTTTGTTTCTGATACAATTCCATAAATATTTCCTTGTACATAGTTTGCTACTGTAAAAGTTAACTCATACGCTTTAGTGACATTAGGTATACTTGGCTGTGTAGCTACGTTTCCGTCGCCTCCGCTTATTACAAGACCTCCACTACCAAACGCAGCTCCAGTTCCTAGAGTCCATTCATCGGCGGGGTCAAGTTGTTTAACAGAAATGTCTGTAACAGTAACATCTGTGTTTGTATTTGCTTTCCCAAGAATAAAATCAGCGGTTGCACCCCCTACAATATATTCAACGTGTGTTCCGACATCTCTACTCATAGCAGCTGATTGTCCAGTCAACCCAATATCACCTCCATTGTATTCAACAATAGTGTACGTAAATTTATATGATTTACCCGATTCAAATACACTTGATTGAGATATTTTCGCTTGACCATCTAACGCCCCATTTGTTATTTTTACTCCTTGACTATTAAATTCAACACCACCATCATCATCCGTGTAAACAGTCCAATCCTCTCCGAGTTCTTTAATAGATACATTTGTGATTGAACCTACAAAAGCAACCGAATAGAAATATATATTGTTAGCTCCCGACGTAGTTGTTATGTACACTTCGTAAGTATCCGCAGCAGTCGCAGAAATTACATTCGTAAATGCTGGTAAATTTGCCCATAAATTAAGAGTTCCCGAAGTGTAGGAATCAACTTGAAAAGTTACTTTTACATTACCAACAGGGAGTGACAATGCTTGACTTACATAGTTACTTGTAGTTCCATCACAAATTGCCTTATTTTCTCCTATACTCCAACCCTGTTGAACACTCCAATCCTCTCCGAGTTCTTGAAGTGAAATATAACTTATAGTTACATCGTCTGTAGAGGATGTATTATACTCTAATTGAAAATACCAATTATCATTTGCCCCTGTTACGGTATCTGTTTTGAAATAAAATGTATGAGTCCCTACACCTTGCTCAGGTAAGTCTTGCCAACTACCTTTCCAATATTGTAAAACCGCATCTGTTAAATTCTCAGACGCAATAGTATATGTTACTTTGTAAGATGTATCAGAGTCAAGTTTGTTTAATTGGTATATAGTAGCGTCAATAAAGTACGAGGTGGATAATGTTACTCCAGACGCATTAAATTCTGGTACTGATACACCGAGTACCGACCAATCTTCTCCGAGTTCTTTAACTGTAACGCTGTTTAATACTACATCTGTCGCTTCACCAAGTTCACGATAAATTAGAAATTCATCACTCGTTGCCACCCCGTAAAAAGTCTGTACCCCCGAACCGCTTACAACGGCTATTCCATTACCTAATTTTACCGCAAATTTATTTGTGTTAGAAGCTATATCTATAACTACTTTGTACGACTTTCCAATAGTTAGAATTGTTTGACGTATTCCAGTGCCTCCACTTCCATCTGTAATAATCTGGCATTGATTTGTTGCAAAAGTTACCGTATCACTTCCATACTCGTTAACAGTCCAGTCTGCTGAACCTGATTCAAAATTTCCATTAACTATTAATTCGCTACCCGTAGCTGTAAAATCTCCATTTGTGATAAGGTCGCTACCTATAGCACTAAAATCCCCATTCGTAATAAGTTCAGAACCTTCTTGTGAAAAATCACCATTGGTAACTAACTCTGAACCTATAGCCTCAAATTGGTAATTCTCAATTACATTAGCTCCAACTTGTGAAAAGTCACCATTTTGTACTAATTCAGGATTAGAAGTCCCATCATAGTCGTCAAGCTTAATTGCAAATTTCTTTTCTGCTGTTGAATCTAATTGTATCATACCTATATATATAAATATTTGCTTTTCGTTTACAATACAGTAGCTTTTTTTATTGGCTCTCTTTTTTTACCTAGCTCTAAAGGTACGTTTATACAGGTGTTATTACCTAATATCACAGCAACCCCTAAAGCTTGTTTTTTAAAAGATTTAGCATAACTTAAAGCATAAGCATCTCTGTCTATACCGCACCCTACCTGACAAGAGAAAATTCTATAGTTCGCGCCAACAAACCAATGCGTTTCCATTTTTGTATGTATATGCCCTTGTACTGTAGACATTAAATCGTTTTTTGCTTTGGTGCTTGCCTGTCCTCCCTCTCCGTGTACAAATTGTATGTCTCCTATTACGAGCCTTTCCGTCCACCTCCATTGAGGGGTTTCTAAAACATCGTTATAATTCTTTATCCAGTCTTTAGGTATGCCTGCTGTAAAAGCTTTCCTAGATACTATCCTGTCGTGGTTACCAATTATAACGTCTGCATCTGGAAAAGCCTTATACCACTTAGCTACATTTTTTTTAGCTTGTTTTAACTCGTCTCCTGCGCTTAATCCGTCAGGGTCGCTTTCGTGGTATGAACTCGCGTGTGAATCTATAATATCACCAATCATAACCACCCTAGTACAGTTATACTTGCCATACGTCTCTACAGCGTGTTTAAGGTACTTAGGATGGTCGAAAGGGCAATGCAAGTCTCCTACTACCAGTATACGCTCTTCGTCGCTTGTAAGGTGTTGAAATGCCTTTAAACGGTTTCCCGATAATCTTGGTCTAGTCATCGTCTCTAAATTAAAAAGGGGTAGCCGTTAAGCCACCCCTTTCCATCTTTTATTATCAACAGATTTATTTACTCTTCCACACTTACACCAGTTACGCCGCTTAACGGTAAGGTGTTAGTGCCGTCTCCTGCCTGTAGGAATACATCGCGCTCCTTTCCTTGAAGCTCGATAGTATAACCAGACATATCACCCATTGCTGTTCCTGAAACTACAGTCCCTCCTGTCACATTCATACCATACTCAGCTCCTAGAAGATAAACGTGTGGCACTCCTGCCGTCTTTTCATCTGCTGTTTGAACCCAAATATTAGGTCTTCCTTGACAAAGGACTCGTATATCCGCTATATCAGTAGAATCTAACTTTTGGAAAACCAAAGAAAGATTTTGCTCAAAGAATGTTGTACCGTTTACAGCGTTAGCTTGAAAATTACAAGTCATACTTGAGGTTTCTGCGCGAACGTCGAATTGGTAAAAATCCTGAGCTTCAATAGCTGTTACTACTCCGTTAGATTCGGCGTAAGCTGCTCCTGCAAGAATATCAGCGTAATTGCCAATATATACTCTAACAATACCACCTATTCCGTCTTTACATCCTACTACTCTTCCTGAACTTAAATCACAAGCCATTTCGTTTTTATTTTAAAAGTTAATATTATGCGAATATTGCAGCGAAAGCTCCAACTACTGCGTCTGCAGGTATACCTATCTGGCAACCTAAACCGAAACGCATTGCGATTTTAACATTATCAGAACCGTCAAACTGCCAAGCGTCAATGTATTGAGCTGTGGTGTAATCTGTGTTCAAGTTAGAACCTACTACTAAGTTCTCTTCGTATGTTAAAACTAAACAGTCGTCTGGAAAGCCTTGACAAACGTGGATTGGAATACCTAAGTATTGCAAAGTGTCAAACGCTTGGTTAGTAGACTGTAAATTCACACCTTGATGCGCTCCTGAGATAGCTAGACCAGTCATATATGCTCCTGCTGTCTTTGGTGAACAGTAGTACGCAATATCTGGACGATTAAGAATAGCAGGACAGTTATCCACCGCATTATTGTAAACTACGTGGAAAGCTCCAGTAGCACCTACTATAACACTAGCAGCAGCATCAAACCCTGTAGCTCCTACAGTTGCTTCGTTAGCAGCAGGTAAGTCTGCTCCTATAATTGAAGCGTTATAACCTGCGTTATCAAAAGTTCCATCGTTAGAAAGGAAACCATTAACGTCTGAAGCTGTACCTGTAAGGTTTAGTCCGTTCCATATAGCGTTTTCTACTCCTTGAGCTGCGTATCCTGCTACAGTAGCCATAGAGAAGTTTACAAACTCAGGTGAGCCTGCTGTCATAGTTTCTCTTGCTCCTGTCATTCCTGCCCAAGTTGGTAGTAATGTTCCACGACATAGAGCCTCCATTACCGCTAAGTCAGCAAGTTCAAGAACTCGCTCACCTAAAGTTAGTGAGTCGTTGTCATTCCAATCACAGTTAGCAGCCTGAATAACGCCAGAAGACGAAAGGCTAGATATTACGGCTTTGCTTTGAATGCCGTCGATTTGTCGCACGAAACCTTGTGTTAAGGTATTGGCGAGTTTGAGAGCAGGAGCTACAAACGGTGCTGCGTGTACCCCTGCGTAAGTTGTAGCAGGAGAAACATCAGGGTTAGCGAACTCTCTGCGCTTTTTTGATAGTGAACGTGAATAGCTCATTATTTGTTTAATTTTTTATTAATCATATTAAATGCCTGACTAGTAGCTTTACCCATTGTGGTATTGCTCTCCTCATTTTCTTCTCCAAAAGGAGCGTTTCTGAGTGGCTTGGTTGCAGGCGACTGACCAAACTCACGAAGCTGCTTACGCAACTCTATGTTTTGACGACGTAAACGACTTAACATACGAGCCTCACGACCCACTTTACTAAGACCTCTACGAGTCCTTGAACCTCTCCTACGTCCACGACGCTGACGAGAAGCTTCGATTTTTTCTTCGATTTTTTCTTCTTTCACTTCTTCAGTTACTTCTATTTCGCCTTCACTTGCTTCAATTAAGTCCATTGCCATTTGATGCACAGCTTCAGCTTGTTCAGCAGATAACCCCATCTCTACTAACAGATTTACAAAAACTTCGTGGGAGTCTGGGGTAGACTCCTCTACTTCTGTGGTTTCTTCGACTTTCGTTTCTTCCACAATTTCTTCTTCAAATTTATACTTACTCATACTTATATATATAAAGGCGTTTATTTGCCTGTTTTTTTAATAGCCATATTCGGCTTCGTCAATAATTTCTAAAAATAATTCTATGTCTATATTCCTTATAGTTTCTGGGGCGTATCTCTGGAATAAAAGGCGTGTCCTTTCATAATCTTCGTCGTATACAGCGTCTTCTATTTGACCTATAACAGCTAAGAATCTAGTATCGTACTCATAGTCAAATGCAAACTCTTCTAGCATAACTATTAACTCCTGTTGTGCTGAGTTAGTCCATACGTCCCATATTCTTCTAATTAAACTCATTAGTAGTCGTAAATTTCTCCTCCGTATTCGTCTGACAACTCTTCTATCATTTCAAATACTTCGTCTTCTAAATAAATGTCACCTGTATACTCTATCACAACATACCTTCTGTAGTCTCCTGCGTCGGCATCTACGTAGCCCCCATCGTCAAGAGAAAAATCGTCCTCTGTCCCTTTTGGCAGTTGGTTCTCTTCGTAAAAAAAGGCTTCTGCTTCTGCGTAGGATACTCCGTATAGTTCTACTATCATATTCTTTTTATTAGTAAGGTCTAAAAATGTGACCGTCAATTTCAAGGTAGCCTTCAGCTTCTAAAGTACGCTCTAGCTTTTGATAGTCAAAATAAGTTTCTAAAGTCTCTTGACCTAATTCTTTTAAGTCTCCAATACTTTCAATATACCATTCTGCAAAATCTTCGTCACTCATATCCATCATATCTTCTGCTTCAGAAACAGAGTAGCCATATTCTTCTACAAACATCTCTACGCTATAATCCCATTGTAATTCTCTACCAAAACTTCCATAATCAAAATACCATTCGTAATGGTCTGGGTTAAGCATTTTTTCTTCTACTATATGATACGCTAAGTTTCTCATACTTGGGTAATCGTATTTACCTTCATAAGAGTTTTCAATTACGTCTTTAAGTTGCTCTACATCCCAACCATATTTCATAAGCTCTACTAGAACGTCACTAGGAATACCATACTCTCCTGAAATATCAAAAAAGTCGTTCCAAGCCTCCCATACGTCTTCTTTTAAAAAGATACCGTAAGCTGAAGACTCATCAATATAGTCATAGTCTACAATCTCATAGTCAGCAAAATTAAGCTCGTCTAGCTCCTCTTGAAACTCGTCTGCCCAATCTCTATAAGAACGAGCTATCAACGGTCTTTTCATTACGTCAACGCTGTCCCCATTCATAAGGTATACTCTATACCAAATAATTACGTCATCTTTTTTCATTTTAATTGTATAATTCTAAGTTATAGACTTCGTGAATAAGAGCGTCTATTAAATCTGTTTCAAATCCTAATCTATATTGACTGTCTGCTGTATCGTGAGCCATTTCTAAAAGCCTGTGCGTCGCATCTGTATCACCATCGGCTAAAGCGTCTGAAGCTTCAAATAATAAATCTAAAAGCTTTCCAGTAGCTCCTATCTCTTCTAAAGCTATATCCATAATTACTATGGGTAACTCCCAAGTTCTTAGGTAATCTTGTACTATTCTTTCAGCACTCATATTAATATCTTATTACAACTTCCCATTGGTGTTCACCTCCTGCGTCATCGTAGTAAATATCGTCCTGCATACTCATACCGCTTCTAATTGACTCTTCAATAAAGTCAGGGTCTAAGTCTAAAGGAGCAAATACCCACATTGATAACGAGCCGTATTTTGGGTTATCTCTAATAACTGTTATCTCATCGTCGAGCCTTCTTATTGCCCACGCGAACTCTCCTGCCTCGTCAAATAAATCTTGGTCTCTGTTTAATTTATATCTCATTTTAACTTCCGTATTTAGCTTTTATTGAACCGCAAATCTTTTCTGCTGTTTCTTTGTTTCCGTAGCGTTTCATCTGGTCAGCTATGCACTCGTCCCACGGGTAAGAAGCTAATTCAATATACTCTTCTTCTAGGTTGTTGAAGTTTTCGTAACTACCAAACATTCTTTTAAACCTTCCTTTAAGTAAGGCTTTGTAATACTTGACCTTTAATTGGTCTAATTCTACTTTTTCCATTTCTACTTCTTCTGTCTCTTCAATTTTCTTTTCTATCTCTTCCACCTCTCCATCGTACTCTATTAATACACCTTCAAAAACCTCTAGCTCTACACCCCCTTCTGTTTTATATTTTCCGTTATCTAGTTCTATAGGTAAACCTTCTTCGTCTAAAGTAAATACCTTTGCGCCTGCTTCTAAGGCTTCACCTTCAGTTGCAATTACCTTGCCGTTGTCTAAGCTCACTTCTGCGTAGAACTTGCGCTTAAAGAACCCCCAGAGCTTTTTAACTACGTTAGACATACTTGAGCGTTTCACCTTAGTAGACATTTCTTGAACCGAGTCTACAAAAAATCCTTCAATAGAAAATCCACGTATTTCACCTTCTTTTACTTGCTCCCACATCTCATCGTTTCCTACGTGTACACGTACCATCCAAGTACCTTCTGGAACGCTTAAACCGTAGTGCTTAGACTTATCCATATCTGGGTCTTCTACTATCCACGACTCGACTACGCTTACACCATCTACTTTTTCTTGGTGTTCAAACGTGTGTTCGTTGGTACGGTTAGATTTTAAGAATAACTCAGAAGCTAGTTTTACTGTGTCTTGAGAAAAGTATACGTCATACTCTTCGTCATTCATCTCGTCGTAACGTGGTATGTTCTTATCTGGAATAAGAGCTGCCCCTATTAGTGTGCGCTTGTCCTCGTCTATAGCTGCTAGACTTAAAGCCTTTTGCTTCTTGTCTTTAGAGAAAAAGATAAAGTTCTCCTCTATTGCAGGAAACTTCACAAGGCTAATAGCCTCGACTCCAAAAGCGTCTTGGTCTTCTTCTATAAGTAGTTCTACTAATTTTCTGTTAGCCATTTAAGTTGTTTTAGTATTCTCTATTAGGGTAAACTTCCCAAATTGGGTCAGAGTTATTTGGAAACTCTTGCTCACATACAAAAATTCGGTAACCATTTATACCTCCTTGTGGGTCTTCAAAACTAATAAAAACGCTATTGATATATTGAACCGAATCGTCATAACCAACATCATATAGAGTTTCTTCTATATCTCGCCTGTTAGTTATTAGCTCGTAGTCGTTTCCTAAATCTCTTACTGTGTCCATCTTTAAGTTGTTTTATTAAAAAGCCATATATACATCGTGACCGTTAGAGTAGTTCGCATCTACTATGTCTAACAAGTCATCAGTAATATCATTTCGCCAATCTATCAAAGTTTGAGGCATATGTCCAAGTTGGTGTTGGGAGCGTAAAATTTGTTCTAAGCTATCTAAATAATCATTTACCCTAAAACCCTCACTCTCTAAAAATAAACCAAGCATAATTCGTGCTTCGTTATGATTATTAATGTCCGTTAATTGCTCTATTTCAGCTATAACATATCTAGGAAATTCCATCTTTAAGTTGTTTTAGAAGGGGAAAATAGTAAGAACGAAACTAGACTCGTCAAACCCTAAATCAAAGTTTATGTTATACAGTTGTTCTTGTAGGTCTTTGATACCTCTTAGTCGTGGGTTTCCTTGTGTAATTTCCCACGACATAAAGTCATCGTCACCAAACTGTAGTTCCACTAAATTAAGTCCGTAATTGTCTTCCCAATCGTAAACAATATCTATAGCTTCGTCCATATTTCTATTAAATTTGTAATCCATCTTTAAGTTGTTTTATACTATTCTATATAAGGTCGTTTATCCACCTCCTAATGCTGTTTGATTATAAAGTTGATTCGCCTGTAAGTTAGCACCTTCTAGGTCACTTTGCACCACAAAAGACTTACCAACTGATTCTGTCCTTGAAACTTGTTCTGGCACTAAAGCTGCTGTCGGAGCTACACCACCACCACCACGACCAAAACCTCCTCCACTTGCTCCTGCTTCTTCTAGTAATTGTTTTACTCCTACAAATGCAGTAACTATAGAAGCTACCGCCACAATAATATTAGCAACTAAAGAATAAGGGTCGCCTGAAGATTGTGAAGCAGCTCGTATAGCGTTAGCAGTTGATACAGCCTGAGCTAATAAAACATCCGCTATTGCAAAGGCTTTAGCTTGTTCAGCGTTTTCTCCTGCTAATTCTTCCATAGCTCCAAATAGCTGTCTGGTAGATGAGACTAACAACTTCTGTCCTGCTTGTTTTATCCTAATCTCTTCGTCTGTCTCTTCTTGAGACTTATCTAGTCTTTCTTGTGCAAATTTGTCTGTTATAATATCTAAGTCTTGTAAATACTCTTCCTGAACTTGTAGCAATAAAGCTACATTACCCTTTGCCATTTCTAAACGGTCATTGTATCTACTCTCTGCGTTTGCTCTTTCTCTCTCTTCATCACTTAAAGAGCTTAAATATAACTCTTCTTGTAAAGCTTCGTTGTCTGCTATCCTTTCTGCTTCGTTTCTTAGCTTTTCTGCTTCTTCTTCATCTGTAAATCTTTTACGTAATTTCCGTAAATCATTTTGATAATCTTCTTCTATTAACAGAAGTTGTGCTGCTGTAGCTCCTGCGTCCTCCGCTTTTTTCTTCTGCTCCTCCATACGAAGCTCTAAGACTTTCTCCTCTCTTAGCTGTTCACTTTCTATAGAGTTAA